TGCCGCGGGATCACCTGCGATTGTGACACTGCCTTCACCAGCGTCCCGCGCGGCGGTGGCGGCATCGCTGTCGGTCTGCTGGGTGGTCTCAACCGCATCCGGCTTGGCAAAGCGAAACGCATGCAGGGCGCGCACATCGAGACCGGTGGCGCGCTCTGCCAAGTTCCACCGTGCGGCGATCATGTCATACCACCTTGCGCGGACTGTGCTGAACTGCGGCCGCCCCAGCTGCGGGGCAATATCCCAGCTCTGCAGGTTGTTGCCCCACCGGGCCAGAACAAAGGCCTGATAGGTCCCGTTGCGCTTGGACAGGATGGCGGTGTTGCCGACGATCCGGAAGTTGCCACCCACCTCACGGGCCAGCCGTTCGCCCATGGCGATAAAGCTTTCGTCGCGCATCTCGAAATAAGTCCGCCGCAAATCCCGCAGCTCGGGATCCACCTCAACCGTTGCAATGCCCGCATGACCCGCAGCCTCGCGCAGGATCGTCTCGATGGTCTGGTTGTCCCAGTGGCGCTGCTGACCTTCCTTGGCGGGCCCGGTCGTATCCATGCCTTTGGCGACGATCATCAACCGACGCCCTGCATTCCGGTTGCCCGAGGATTTGACTTCATCCACGGTGCCGCGAAACACCACCCGCAGGCCCGCACTTTCCCAACCCAGTGCAATTACCACATCGGCCCCCTTTTGCGGCAGAATGATCCGGGCTTCCGTGTCGTCGATTTCCAGATCGGCGCTGTCGGTATGGGTGCCCACTTTGTCCGACACCCGCAGGCCAATCAGCACCGGCATGAGCGCCGTGGTGATATTGCTCCCCGCCACCGTGACGTTGAACAGCGCGCGTTTGGACATGGGGCGGGTCTCCTTACCAAAGCCGGATCGGGTCCAGCACCTGCTGCGCGCGCGGGATCGGGATCGGCATCTCAAAGCGCGTCCCGACCGGCAGGGTCTGGCCAAGATCGGCCAGCCCGAGGTTCATGTCGTAAATCTGCTCCACCAGACCGGGCATGGGCCGGTGGAAGCGCCGCCAGACGATCAGCGAGACGGTCAGCCCGTCGCCTTCAATGGTCACGGTTTCGGTGACTGGTTTGGTCACGGGGGTCCTCATGACACTCACCGCGTGGCCCAAAGGAAGATATCGGCCAGCAGCGAGAAGAAACTGGCTGACGATGGGCTGCCGCAGCGCTTGACGCTGATATCCACGTCGATGACTTTGCCGACACCTTTCGGGTCGAGATAGCTTGACCGCTCCTGCACATCGAGAATGACCACCCAGCCCATGACCGCACCGTCACCGCGCATCAGATATTGCGGCCGCCCCGATGCCCGCGCCTGATAGAGCGTCTGCAACTGCCCCAGCCCGCCGAACTTTTCCGGATAAAGCTTGGCTTTGATGGTCCAGCTTTCCGGGCCCTCGCCTACGAACTCCAGTGGTGGCCGAATGCCAAGAACCGGCTTTTCGGCAAAGCCCGCCTCATGGCCATGGCCGTAGCTGTTCGTGTTGAAGGGGATCACCTCAAACTGCACCGGCCCCAACATCATCAGCATCACGCAAACCTCATGCCTGTATCCGCAAAGACGCCGCGGAAAGCCTCGCGCAGTTCGCTGCGCATCTGCTGCCCGATGTCGCGCGAGAGCTGCGCAGGATCAACGCGCTCTGTGGTGTGAATGGTCGGCGCGATGCTGATCTGCACGTCGATTTTCGGGAAGGTTGCGCGCGACGCCCTTTGCGCCGCCGCCGGTGTATCGACCGCATCCGCTGTGCCGACCCGCGGCGCTGGCCCCTCGATTGCCTCTGCCTCCGACGCAACAGGTGTTGGTGTGACCAGCTGCGGCCCGATTGACTGGACAGCGGCAACCGCTGGCGGCAGCCGCTGGATTGCGCTCACCACCTCTGCGATGGCGCCGAACGTGTTCACGAAGCCCGACCGCGACGGCGTGACCAGCTCTGGCCCTTCCTCGCCCACCAGATAGGTGCCGTCCTGGCTGACCGGGCCACCACCTGCACGGGCACCGTCAATCTCCGGCACTGACGGTTGAGCTGCCACCGCACCGCCTTCCGCGGCAGCCAGTTCAGCGCGGAGCGCCCGTACGCGGGTGAGTGCTCGGTCGATGGAGGCAGTGTCAATCTCTGGCGTGGTCTCCGTTTGCCCGAGTATGCGCAGTGCCTCTGTCACCTCATCCGCGCGGGCACGTCCTGCATCGAGATCTGCTTCGACCCCAACCAGCTCTTCCTGCAACTGTCTCAGGTCGGCCCGCAAGGGCGCGGCCAGCGTTTGGCCCATCGGCCCGTTTTGATCAATCTGGTCGATCTGCGCCTGAACGCCGGCCATTTCACCGCGCAGGTGTGCGGCGTAGTCTGACAGGTCTTGCAGATATTGCGGCGTTGGCAGATCACCAGCCGCGCGCGCCGCCGCCAGCGTCTCAGCCGCGGAGCGCTGGTCCACCGGCAGAATGTCAAATTCCGCCTGACCCGGTGGCGTAGGGATCTCTGGCGGCGTCACCTCCTCTTCCCCCATCATCCAACGCAGCCAACGCGGCGGCTCGCCAAAGCTGATCAGGCTGGACAGATCAATGCTGCCAATCGCGTCGATGATGCGCCCCGGAATGCCCGCGACCCAGTCGATGAATTCCGCAAACCGCTCACGGGCCCCGTCCCAGATCGACTGGATCAGGCCACCGCCCGCCTCAACCAATGCACCGGCCGCCTCACCGATCCGGGCAGGCAAGCCAGCAAACCAGCCGATGATGTTTTCGGTCACCTCCCGCGCCCGTTCGGTGATCTGGGCGATGTCTTCCTCGGACAGGGTCTCGCGGGTGAACAGACCCGAGAGCAACTCGCCAAGACCCGACAGCTTTTCGCGCACCCAACCCCAGGCTGCACCGAACCCATCGACCAGCGGCGTCAGAAAGGACAGCTTTTCGCCGACCCAATCGAGACCCGGCTGCAGCGCTGCGCTGATCGCCTGACCCACGCCGGTGAAGATCGCGCTGATCCGGTCCCAATATCGCCAGATGGCAATGCCAGCGGCGGCCACTGCGGCGGCAATCACCGCGAACGTGCCCCAGACCGGGGCCGAAATCGTGGCCACGGCCGCGCCGATCGCCGCAATACCCGATGACAGGGCGGCGACACCGGGAACCGCCAGCGCAATGCCTTTCAAACCCGCCACCAGGCGTCCGATAGTGCCGAGGGGCTGGCCAGACATGGCCGCCAGTGCAGATTGCAATCCGATCATGGAGCTTGCCGCCGTGCGCGCCCCGATGGCCGCCCGGCCGATGCTGTTATAGCCCGCCGCAATCAGCGACAGAACACCCCCGCGCCCCAGAAGCCCGGCAAAGCGCAGCGCCGCCATGGCGCCTTTGAAGGCGATCACCGCCGCGGTGGCACCGACCACTGCCAGCGTCACCTCCGGATAGGCATTCGCCAGATCGGCCAGACGGGTGATCAGCGGCGTGACGGCTTCGGCGAGCTGCGTGATCGCGGGCATCAGCGCATTGCCGATATTGATCTGCAACTCGGTCAGAATGTTCTGGAACCGCTGCATATTGGCCTGGAACGTGTTGTTGCGGGCAGCAAACTCTGCAAAAGCCGAGCCTGCGTAATTGGCGCGATCCCCCACCATGCCGAGCGTGTCCTCGACAAGGCCAAGGTTGGTCAGCAGCGGTCCGAGCGCACGGGCCTCATTGCCAAAGAGCTGCGACGAGATCGCCGCGCGCTGCTCTGCTGGCAACTGGCCGATGCGCCGAAGCACGTCGATCGTGGTCTCGACCGCGTTTTCCTGCATGGAGCGGGCGGTATCTTCTGCGTCGATCCCAAGGGCTGCGAAAGCGCGGCGCTGTCCGGCGGTGGCGGCCTCGCCTTTTGTGAGCGCCGCCCCCATGTTTCGGAATGACGTCGCAGCGACCTCGCTGGTCGAGCCTGCTGCCAGCATTGCGGAGGCGAAGGCGGATGTTTGCTCAGCCGTGAAGCCAAACATGGTCGCCTGCGCGCCCACACGCTGGACCACGTCCAGAATATCCGCCGCACTCGAGGCCTGGCTGTTGGACAGATGGTTCATCGCATCCGCGAGCAACACCGTCTCATCAATGGTCAGCCCGAGGGCCGTCATCAGGTTGGCCATCGAGCCACCCGCCTGATCGGCGCTGATATCAAACGCCACCCCGATCCGGGCAGCAGCATCCGTGAACCGGATCAGGTCCTGACCAGCGATCCCGGCCTGGCCTGCTGCGGCGGCAATGTCGGCAAGGCCCGTCACCGCGATGGGAATGTCGCGCGACAGCGCAAACAGGTCCTGCTGGAACTGCGCAAAGGCTGCAGGGCTCGGGAAGTCCACCACCTTGGCCACATCGGCCATGGCGCTTTCAAAATCCGAGGCGGCCTGGATCGGCGCGCCAATCGCGCCGCGCAGGGCGTAGAAGCTGGCCACTGCATCCACCAGCCCGCCGCGCGCGTCAGCCAAGGCGCGGTTGTTGCGGGTGATGGCCGCGTTCAGGCGGTCCCCGAAGGTGATGGGCTGGCCATTGGTCTCACGGACCGTGTTCGAGATGCCCGCCAGCGCATTCGCCGCCCGACGCGCCGGGCTGGTCACCCGGTCCAGCAGTTCGATGACCAGTTGGGATGTGAGCTGTGTCATCTGGTCACCTCATCTTCGCAGCACGCGCGGGACAGCCTCCA